CTTTCCATATTTTCGTCAACTTCAAGAGTTCCATGATTCTTAATCCGGCCTAGGGAATTGATGCCGAATTCTGTATCATCAGGGAAGTTAGGATGATCGAACTTTAGTGTCAGAGACACTGTACTAGAACCTCCCCTCGTTTGTACCACGCCAAGATAACAGAGTACCAATCACAGGTTTTCCTTTAGTTATTCCACTAGGAGGCATTCTACCAGGATTCTCTCTTTCAACCCAACCTGAGATAACCCTGCCACCTAATTTAATTGCTTGTTCATCTGAGCCAGGTAAAGAGCCTTCTAGTAGTTTAACAACTTGTGTGGCTAGTTTGAGGTCATTAAGGTTACGAGTTTGACGGTCTTCTGTCAATAGTGCGTGCATGACATAGATATCAACTCTGATAGTCAATGCCCACGTATGCAGCCCATGAATCTCTTTCTCGAAACCGCCCGACATAACCTGAACGGCAGGATAAGAAGTAACAAAAGCATCGTCGTACTTAAGCACTTCAACTGGTATAGTGCTAGCTTCAAGTATAGCAGCAATGGCTTCTACACCATCTTCTGGCCGCACTATGTTATCTACGGTAACTATCGGCATTATGGTTTAAGTGCGCCTACGAATTGACCACTAGCTCCCCGTAATGAGAAACCACCACCGAATGCTGGTATGTTTGTCATTGTAAATACGCTGGGTGTGTGCCAATCGTCAGCAACTAATTTGTTCAACCATTCTAAGAATATACCCTCTACCTCAGCTATTGTATCTTCATCTGCCCCAATGAACATACGCTGCGGTAGATTTTTACCTTTGCCTGCACTTTCAAGGGATACTCCAACTTCTTCCCTTGTTAGCGCAACGCCACTTCTTAGCTTACTAACAACGTTCTGAACATTTTCGTCTATGTTACCAAACTGGTGATACGGCCCGTAGAATGGTAATTTACTTGTATCGAAGAGTATATCACGTTCGGTCATTATCCAACTATCGGAGCTTGTTGCTGCTTCCTCTAGTGTACCCTCAGCATGAAGTATTCCCTCTTCGCCGTATCCCATTCTAAGTTTATGTTTAGCATACTCATCACTTAATGCCGTCCAAGCTCTACCATATGGGTCTGATTGAGTTTCAAAGTGTAATGATGTATCATATATAAATGCTTTTCTTGCGGCTGTTAGCGGTACTGCCCAATTCTCTGTATCAGAAGCTAACTTGAATAACTTAGCCTCAACGACTTTTGGGTCAGGTTGCCATTCAGCTATTACAAAAGATTCGCCAGTTTCTCCGATTGGGAATATACCGGCGATTGCTCCCATTTCTAACTAAACACGTCATTTACACTAAACAACGGCTGTGTACTATTATTGGGGAAGAATGACAACAAGTTTGAGCCAGTAGTATCAATTGGGTTGTTATCTGCGTCCACAACAGTTGTGTCACCTTCACGAATGTCATTAATTACCATCATGGCTTCATTCCATAATTGTTGAGCATAAACAGATACTTCATCAGATTCAGCACTAAAGAGTGAACGATATAAATAAGCAGCCGCGAGACGCCCCGCTATTGACCTAATCAACTCAGGTGTAGTAGCGGGGCTATCCCACGTATTTAGCACAGCAGGTACAAATACGCCACTTAATCTAGCACGTATAATCCTGCCTGCGTCGATATTAGGCTGTTTAGAGTTAGCGTCAGAGACTTTGACTTTATCGTCTCTAAGCCAAGCCGTAATATCTTCCAGGCTGGCGTACATTACTGTGTTGCACCCTCAGGTGCGGGTGTAGGTGCTTGTTCGGGTGTTGCGGGTTCACTATTAGGCTTTACTTCACTAGGATTCTCAGCTTCCGGGTCAGCGATATTGCCAACCTTCTGAGCTTCCTCGAATGCCTTATTAGCTTCACGAAGAAGATGAGTTCTAACACTCAAACCCTCAGGTACACCTTTCGGGAACTTAGCCTTGCGAATGACTCCATCACGAATCCAAGCCTTCCTAGTGTCTTTATCAATACCACTAAGAAAGTCGTTAGTTACTTCATCACCGGGAGCTAAGTTTACGCTAGAACCCTTCTCGTTTTTGTGGACAATAGGTGCCCACGCGTAATACGTACTCTCAGCCATAACTTTTAGCTACTCTCCTTCCTACTACGCGAGGGCTGCAACAGCAGTTTTGAAGATGTAACCAGCAGCACCGGCAACAACCTTCTGATCGTAGGAATAGCTATTGCGTACAAGGTTAGTTTTACGATTCTCTTCACGCCAATTCTCAGTTGCAATAGTCTCACCATTAGGATAAAGCTGTGCAAACGTCTTAGAGAAGGTGAACGTCTTTTGTCCAGGCTCAGGATCAACTAAGCCAATCCAAACGTCGGTTCCCCAAAACGAAACAATATCCTCAGCAACATCAATGTTATCAGCCTGATTGAACTTAGAATCAACAACGAAGATGTTGAGATTTGCAGTAGCCTCAGGAGGAAGTCCCATTAACTGCTGCCATGCAGTAGGATCAGTTAATGCGAAGTGAAGGAAACGATTAACAATACGAGGATGGTTCTCAACTACACCAGTAGCATCGAACGGGAATGCAATTGTGTTAGGCCAACGTCCAGTATCCAGTTTAATGCGCTGGAACGCCAACTTAAAGTCACTAACAGGATCACTATAAGAGGTATTAGGATCGCCGGGAGTAGCAAGTGCATAGTTAGACCACTGAGTACCAGTACCACCGGAAGTAAGAGTTTTAATGTGATTGGCGGGATATTGAGTAACATCGCGGAAAAGAGTAGCAACCTTCTGCTCCAATTCAAGACGAATAGAACGAATGGTATCCTCAGCAGCATCACCCTCGGGATCAATCTGCAAATCCCCACCAAACACAGGATTAGCAAGTCCACCCTGAGACTGTAACTGTTGAAGTTCCTCATCGTAAATCTCAGCAGCAAGTGAATGCTCCTGAGTATTGAAGGTATCCTCACTCCACCTACGCGCTCCAATTACATTAGCCTGCGTTCCTGGTTCACGCCGAGAACGATAGATCATCCAATTGGAACGATCGAATACGCGATAACGTCCAGACTTCGTTCTTACAGGAGTCTCGGGCGCAAGGCGTAATGCAAACAGTTCCTCATCCTGCCAACCAATACTAAGGTTAGTCAGAATGGGATCAACATATAGTCCACTAGGATCATACATTATGCAGCCTTAGCTCCCGCGATCTCTAACCGGACAGAACACTCATTACCAATTGCAGTCGCAGGCTCATCACACATACCAACAATAAAATCACCTGAGTTAGCAACCTGAGCGCGACCAATATCATCAGTAGAAACTAAATCACCTACAGCAATTGCTTCCGCGGCTTCAAGGATCATACGTCCTTCTGTTACAACGCTACAACCCTTGCCGCGATTGATTTCAGCATTAGATACTGAAAATAGTGCGACGCCATAAGCAAGTTCACCAGAAGTATCACACATAAGGACGCTCTCACCATCGGTAGCGGCAGTATCTAACTTAACAAACCGCTTCTTGGTAATTGCACCGCTGGCGTTCTTACCTTTAGCCGCACCGATATTCATCGTTGCTGGCATGTACTACTCCATTTCGTTGTTCGGAATATCGTAAGTAGACGGGTAAATCGCATTCTTAAAGGAAACGTCAACTTGTTCATCAGTAACGAGTGCGTTGGGAAATACCTCAGATGCAGCTAACAAACTACGTGAGGGAATTGAACCATCTTCTGCTACAGGAATTGAGTCACGACGCCAACCTCTAGCTGCGCCAGTGGTGGGGTATCCAGAATCATCATTACCAATACGATAATCAACACCATAACCAGGTGTAGCGAATTGTTCAGGTGCAACACTCATATAAGTTAAGCCGCCACAGGCTTTCTATTCCTATATTCTGCGAACTCTTCCGGCCAACGCTCTTGCGCCTCAACGTAAGCCTTAGTAAGATTGCCCTCAAACTCATCAGTTGCGAGTTTTTGGAGCTTCTCACTAAACTTCTTCCGAACCTGCAAGGGAGTATCACTATCAGCGAACTCAGTGTTATCAAGCTCAGTCTCATCTTCACGAGAACTACCCTTTGTGGAATAATCAACAATACCATTATCAAGAATAGCCTCAGTAAACTGCTTGAAGTCCACAACAGTAGCAGTACCTTCACTGAGCTTCTTGATTACCTCTCCCGCACTCTCAACTGCAAGTGCAGATAAACCAAGTCCAGTAGACTCATCTTTAGTATCGTCACTATCTTCAACTTTAACCTTACGAGTAACACGACGACTAGCAAGTGACTCTGAGAAAACTTTAGCCTCCTGCTCCTGACGATACTTACGAGACTCAACAAGCTCTTGTGCCTCATCAGGGAAAGACTCAGAAAAGGCTTTCTTCTGCTCACTGTTCTTTTGAAGTTCACGCAGCGGCTCAATCTCAATCTGCATATCGGAAGCGTACTTAAGTACACCTTCCTCATCTACAGTCTCTTCAAGACCAAACAACTCGCGGAACTTCTTTAGAAGCTCATCCATTCCTTCCTCATCTGTTTGTAGGTCATTATCGAGTGCAGGTACAGGCTCAGTATCAAATAAAGCATTTACTTCACTACTTGACATTAAACCAATATCAATCAATGTCTCACTATATGATTTTAACATGTTATTGCAACGAGCTAAGAGACTACTGCGTAATGAGTCAGTCAACCAAGATTCACCATCAGATGTTCCTGTACCACTTTGAGATAAACGAGATTTAGCATTAACTAGGTGCGCGTGGTCAACCTTACCCTCAGAATTCTTGTAAGGCAAATGCCGTAATGAGCGAGGCTCAGTTTTACCTAAAGCATCTTTCTTCCCATCCGGCTCAACATACAAGAACGCAGAATCAGGCAAATCATTGCGTTGCGCGCTACCAAGTACTGCATACCTTTTAAGCTCAGGATTCTCTAAAATGATTTCAGAGAAGTTAAGTGGCACCATGCTTTTAACGAAAGGTTTATTAGTTAATCCACCACCATCGAGTACGTATTCGTGAGTCTCACCAGTATGAGGATGCGTCCAAGTATCCCAATGCGAGGTTGACCAGTAATTCCACTCACCCGCATCAATTTCCTTCTTAGCTTCCTCAGTGAATTCAACTAATGCCCAAGGTCCATCATCACGAGCTTCAACTTGTAAGAACTTACCTGATGCCTTACTACCTTTAGCGGCATCCTCACCATGTTCGTAGTCAGAATGAATCTCTGTACCGCGAGTATGGTTGTTGAAGTTATCGACAAACTTTTGGGCAACTTCCTTATCTATCGTGGTCGTACCATAGAATGGGTGATCCCACGAATCGTATGGATAAAGCTGAATCCACTTCTTGTTCCCATCTTCCCAATCACCAAACTTCTTAAGGGAAGCAAGATAGTTTAGCTCATGATCCATTAATCACCACCTGCCTCTGTTAACTCTAACCTACGTTCAAGCCAGTTATCAACTTGAAGTATAATTTTAGCACGTTTGACTTTCTTACCAGTCTTAAGTAAGTTGGACAGTGTAGCAAGGTTATCATCTATTTCTTCTAATGTGTAAGTACGTATGTTTGCTATATCGGTGGCCGTAGTCATTTTAGACCCCGCTACTAGGTGACTTACCAATGTTACCAGTTAAAGCACCGTTCGGGCTGTGACTACCTTTGCCATTACTTGTGGCTGGTATGTCCGTACTGCCACCATCGCCCTCAGGTTCAGTTTTCTCTAGTATGACTGTTGGCTCATCACGCTCACCAAACTCTTTCCACTCACCAGTGAATTGTGGCATATCAAACTGCTCACGAACCCAATTCTCTGTAAGCTCATCGAGACTGACATAACCGCCATCACGAAGGTTCTTAAGAGCCGCAGCAAACATTTGAAGGTCTTTGACCTCACCGACATTACGTACTTTAAGTTGAGGAAACTGGTCAGTATCAAAATTGTAAGCAACCATATTGGGAATCAAATAAAGATTAATAGCTTCGCAGATGGTCTTGGCAATATGGCGCATGGACTTCATAAACATATCCATTTGTGTTGCTCCACTTGCCCTACTCCCACCACCACCTTCTGTACTAGAACCAGCATTAAGAAATACAGTCATTGTGTTTTTCATAATCATGTTGTCATGATGTTCAATTGACTTCATTACATCAACTGGTTGACCTTTAAGCTCAACGAAATCAATGGGAATACTCGCAGGCGCAAGGATATAAGACTTTTCATTCGTTCTAATGTTAGAGAGCATTTCGTGAGCAGCCAAAATATCCGCGGGTGATGCGCCAGGATTGACAGTACCTCTTGGTACACCTAAGCCGTGGCGTTCCTTTTGGATGGTATCAATCAAATACAGCTTATCCTTGTAAATCCAATGCTTATAGGCAGAACGAAGTATAGGCATTCCCTCTAGGCCGCCACCCTGTTGATCGAATGTAAATACAACCAACTTCTCGATGGGAATGTCAACCTTCTTGTTTTTACCCTTTGCGTCAATAGCCGTATGTGTTACACCTAAAGGCCCGCCGTTGTCGTCATAGTTGACAGAAACAATAGTAGAGTTGGGTCTATAAGCCAGCTTTTTGAGCATTGTGTATTGGCGGCGGTTGGCACCACTATTAGTCTGCTTAGGTGCCCATTCGCGCATTTCCCACACAGGCTCAAAGACAGACTTACCATACTCATACATGGTAAGTATCTGTTCAAGCAACCTAGTCCACGAAGTAGTCATTCCGTAGAATAGGTTGTAGTTGACAAATTCCGCAATAGCGACATTCTGCGGATTATCGTCAAATGGATCTACAAAGAAGTCTGCGCCTAAGACTGGTGCTTTACCAGCTCTTACGCTAATACGCACAGTCGCATCATCACGAAGCATTCTCGTATAAGTACGAGAAGCGACGACT